GATGCCTGGAACGCTTATATTCGATCAGCGTGAGAAGTTAGCTCAGGTAGCATTAAAAGAGGGCTGTGACGCTGTTCTGTACATTGATAGCGATATGCGTTTTCCTCCTGATTTGATAACGATTATGTTATCTCGTGAGGTTGGGATTGTCGGTGTCAATGCAGTCACTAGACGTAAACCATGTATGCCAACGGCTAAGTTGTTAGTTAAGTCAGAGGATGAGAAGGGGATTCGCCATCATTGGTCTAATGTCGATTCTCGTGGTAAGGAAGGTATTGAGAAGATTACTGCTGTTGGTTTTGGGGCGGTAATGATTCGTAGGGAAGTGTTTGAGAAGGTTCCTCAGCCTTGGTTTGATGCCGGATGGGGGCCAACAGGTGTAGTAGGTGAGGATGTTCACTTTTGCGTTAAGGCTGGTGATAATGGCTTTGATACTTACGTGGATCACGAGCTATCTATGCACATCAAGCACGTAGGTACGTATGAGTACGGCTGGGAAGATTTTGAGCAACTAGAGGAATAATATGGCTTTTAGTACATACAGTGAACTAAAGACTACGATAGCTAGTTACTTAGCTCGTAGTGATTTAACGGCTATGATTCCTACGTTCATCCAGTTGGCTGAATTACGTCTGCGTAGAGAACTCAGAACTCGTCAGATGTTGGTTGTAGCTACAGCAAATACGACAGGTGGAGACTCTACCGTAGGACTTCCTACTGACTTCTTGTCAATGCGTGATATTCACGTTAATACTAATCCTATTACGACTCTAGCTTATCAGGCTCCTAATGCTTTCTATAACTCTTACAGGGTTACAGAATCAGGTAAACCTACTGACTACACTGTGTTAGCGACAGAACTTCAATTGTCTCCTATTCCTGATTCAACTTATCAGTTACAAATGCTCTACTACGCACAGCCGTACTTCTTGAGCGACTCGAATCAAGGCAATGTATTCTTAACTAACTTCCCTGATGCGTTGCTGTACGCTGCTTTAGGCGAGGCAGAACCGTATCTAATGAATGATGTAAGGTTACAGACTTGGGCTAGTTTGTACGATAGAGCAATATCATCAATAACGATTGCAGACCAGAGTAGTGAGTACAGTGGTCAGCCAATGTCAATGAACTATAACGTGAGGTAAAAATTATGGCCGAAATGAGTAACTACCTCGAGAACGCTTTGATTAACGCTACATTGCGTAATACGAGCTACACGAGTCCTGCTGCTGTTTATATTGGTCTTTATACGTCTGATCCTACTGATGCCAATACTGGCACTGAGGTATCTGGTGGCTCTTATACACGTACTGCGGTAACGATGGGTGCGCCTAGTAACGGTGTATCTACGAATACTGCTGCGGTAGAGTTTCCACAGGCTTCTGGTTCATGGGGTACAGTTGGCTGGATCGGTATCCTCGATGCTTCTTCTAGCGGTAACTTGCTTTATCACACAGCATTAGACACATCGAAAACTATATCATCTGGAGATATCTTTAAGATAGCTATTGGCGGTCTTAGCGTAACTCTGGCGTAAGGAGTAAGCGATGCCACTAGTTGTCGCAGATCGTGTTAAGGAAACATCTACCACTGCTGGCACTGGTACGCTAACGCTTGCTGGTGCTAGTGCAGGGTTTCAGTCTTTTGCTGTTATCGGTAACGGTAATACTACCTACTATTCTATTGTTGATAGCACTGCTGGAACATGGGAAGTAGGTATCGGTACGTACACATCGTCAGGCACTACATTAGCTCGTACTACGGTATTGGCTAATAGTTCTGGCACTACTTCACCTATATCGTTTGCAGCTAATACTAAGGATGTATTTGTTACGTATCCTGCTGCTAAGTCTGTACATGAGGACGCTACTAATACTGCTTTTGCAGATCAGATGGCTTCTTCTAACGGTATCGTATTAAATAATCTAACTGTAGCTACAACATTCTCTATTCCTAGCGGATACTCGGCTATGAGTGCTGGCCCTATTACGATTAATAGCGGTGTGAGCGTAACAGTTCCGAGTGGGTCTAAATGGGTGGTGTTCTAAATGTTTGGTTTATCGGCATATTCACAAGCACCGTATTCGTCATTAGGTGAAGCTGGTAATTTTGTATTAGCTACAGCTAGTGTAGATGCTTTTGCCACAGTAACAGCAAACGCTTTTGCTATATATAGTGGTGCAGGAAGTGTTAACGGATCGGCTACTGTTTCTGCTATTGGTATCAGGATTCAGACTGCTACAGGCTCTATAGATGCAACTGCGGTGGTAACTGCGGCTGGTGGCATTATTTACAGTGCTAGTGGCTCAATAATTGGTACTGCTACTGTAACTGCTAATGGTGGGTTAATAATACTTGCTACGGCTGCTGTAGATGGTACGGCAACGGTTACGGCAGAAGCTACTAGAACATTATTCTTTACTGGTGCTATTGACGGCACTGCTACGGTTACGGCTGACGGAATACGAGTTCAGGTAGGCACTGCTGCTGTTGATGGAACTGCTACCGTAACATCAAGTAGCGAAGTTGATTACAGTGGCACTGCCTCAGTAGATGCTCTAGCAGAGGTTTCATGTTTAGCAATAGCTGTATGGAACGCCATAGCAGGTATAGAAGGAAATGCGACCATAAGCGCAGAAGGTCAGGTAATTGGTGACGAGTGGGATAACGTAGTAGAACAATCGAATACTTGGACTATTGTTCCTGAAGGCGGTAACACATGGACAGTAGTAGCAACACAATCTGATACTTGGATAAGGCAATAAAGATGGCTAAACAACGCATAATATTCGGTGAATGGCTACCAGATCAGCCTGGCGTTACAGGTGCTTTAACAGGTGCAGTTAACTGTTATCCAGTTACTAATGGATACGCTCCAATTCTTGATGAGGTTGAGTATTCTGACGATGCTAATGCTGATTTATTGACGTGTTTTGCGGGTAAATACGCAGGAACGGTATCATTATTTGGTGCTTCAGCTAGTAACCTGTACAAGTTTACTGCTGGAACTCGTGCGATGTCTCCATTAACTACTGCCGGATATACTGCTATTGAGTATTGGGACGTTACACAGTATGGCGCAAAGATGATTATGGCTAACGGCAGTAATAAATTGCAGTCATACACGTTAAATTCATCGACTTATGCTGGTGATTTGGCTGCTGCTGCCCCTACTGCTAAGTATGTAACCGTAGTTAAGGACTTTGTAGTCGCTGCTAACGTGGTTGGCGAAGAAAACAAGGTTTACTGGTCTGATATTAATGATGAAACAGACTGGACTCCTGGTCTTGCTAGTCAATCTGACTCTCAGGTAATGCCTGACGGTGGTGACATCACAGGTTTAGCTGGTGGCGAGTTCGGAATCGTATTCTTAGAGCGTGCTATCTACCGTATGTCCTATGCAGGTAGCCCGTATTTCTTCCAGTTTGACGCTATTAACCGTACTTTAGGCTGTATCTCTGCGGGATCAATCATAAACTTTGCAGGATTAACATATTTTCTAGCGGATGATGGTTTTTACGTGTGCGATGGTCAGACAACTAAAGGAATCGGTACAGAAAAGATAGATAGATGGTTCTTTGATAACGCTAATCTAACAGCAATTAAGCTAGGTATGTCAGCCGCAGTAGATACAGAGAAAAGACTGATTGTTTGGTTATTCCCTGCACAGAACGGTGACAATTTACTGCTGATTTATAACATTTCGCTAAACAAATGGTCGTATGCAGAGACTACTGCTGATAGCGTATCGTTTGCTCTAACACCAACAGTAACACTAGAAGGTTTGGACGCATTTAGCGCAAGCATAGACTCACTAGGCATCTCTTTAGATGATCGTCAGTGGGTTGGCGGTTTATTGTTATTGTCTGCAACGAGAGGCCCTAATATCGTTACCTTTAGCGGTCAATACAAACAGGCTGCTTTAACGTCAGGCGATATAGATGTTGGTCATTCAATCATTACTTTAGGCAGACCGATTGTGGACGCTGGTAGCGGCTCTGTAGCGGTCGCAAGTCGTGAGCTATTGTCTGATGCTATTACGTTCGGAGATGCTTCTGTAGCCGATTCTGAGGGTCGTTGTGGGCTACGTTCGGCAGGTAGGTATCACAGGGTTCAAACTAACCCTAGCGGCACATGGAAAACGGCTGTAGCTGTTGAAATAGACATAGCAGGTCAGGGTACTCGATGACGAGAACAGTCCAGTTTCAGACGTTACCGCCTTTTGGTGGAGATCAGCGACAGGTTGCCGAAGTCGTTCGTGGGATTATGGACGGTAAAACAAATAACACTGGCAAGGTTACTTTAGCCACAGGCAATGCGACTACAACGACTATATACGACAGCCGTATAGGCAACGAGAGCTTGATATTCTTGGTTCCTATAAGTAATGCTGCGGAGGCTGATTCGGCTCCTTATGGTGCGTTTCAGGATACTACAGATCAGACTGCTGCTAATACGACTACAGCTTACGCAATAACGTTAAACACTACTGACTATTCTAACGGTGTGTATCTATCGAATAGTTCAAGGCTAAACGTCAGAAATTATGGTATTTACAACATTCAGTTTTCTATTCAGTTTAAGAAT